GGCACTCACCGCGCTCAGTTCGCTGCACTGCTCGATGCGCCAGCGGCTGATCACCTCCTGCTCCGGATCGGCGTCACTGTTTCCGTTGACGAAGTTCACCGCATCCAGAAAACGGGCGTAAACCTTACGCCGGACCACCGTTCCGCCGACCAGACTCTGCAGATCTTCCGCCATCCCGGTGACCATACCGTACAGGTTAGAAACCGTCAGCGTGGGGCGCGTACTGGTGCCTTTGCCATTCAGTTCAAAACCACTCCCCTGAATGGGATACGGCTGATACTGTCGCCCCTGCCAGGTGACCGGCTCACCTTTTTCGTTCTGCTCATTACAGAAAAAATAACGTTCTCCACCGACCTCTGTCAGATCGATTTCCCAGAGCACCACGCTGGCCGACTGCTCCGCACGGGTGCATTCATTCAATGTTTCCTGCCGGATATCCTGCATCAGTTCACCACCTGTTCAAACTCTGCGCTGAACTCAACACGCAGCATACTGACCCGCGACGACCATTTTGCGCAGGTCACCTTTATCTGCCGCCACTCATAAGGCGGCGTCCACAGAAAGGATTTCCAGCCACCGTGCTCTTCCAGAAACGACTCCAGTACCGTGGCCTCCTCACGGGGGACAGAAAGCGTCACGCTGTACGTTTTCAGGTTGGCATTCAGCCCGGCAGGCGCTCGCTGGGAATAGCCATCACCAAAGCGCACCTTTCTTACAGAAGGGGCCGAAGCCACATCCATACCGGGTTTCACTTTCCAGCGGAAGGTTTTCATCGTCCACCTCCGGAGAACAGGCCACCATCACGCATCTGTGTCTGAATTTCATCACGGGCACCCTTGCGGGCCATGTCATACACCGCCTTCAGAGCAGCCGGACCTATCTGCCCGTTCGTGCCGTCGTTGTTAATCACCACATGGTTATTCTGCTCAAACGTCCCGGACGCCTGCGACCGGCTGTCAGCCAGACTGCCCGGTGTACCGACATAACCACCGGTGGCATAGCCGCGCATCAGCCGGTAGAGATTCCCCACGCCAATCCGGCTGGTTGCCTCCTTCGTGAAGACAAATTCACCACGGTGAACAATCCCCGCTGGCTCATATTTGCCGCCGGTTCCCGTAAATCCTCCGGTCGCAAAATGGAATTTCGCCGCAGCGGCCTGAATGGCTGTACCGCCTGACGCGGATGCGCCGCCACCAACAACCCCGCCAATGGCGCTGCCGATACTCCCGACAATCCCCACCATTGCCTGCTTAAGCAGAATTTCTGTCATCATGGACAGCACGGAACGGGTGAAGCTGCGCCAGTTCTGCTCACTGCCGGTCAGCATCGCCGCCATATTCTGTGCAATACCATCAAAGGTCTGCGTGGCTGCACTTTTTACCTGCGACATACTGTCCGTGGCGCTCTCTTCCCACTCACTCCAGCCGGACTTCAGGCCTGCCATCCAGCTCCCGCGAAGCTGGTCTTCAGCCGCCCAGGTCTTTTTCTGCTCTGACATGACGTTATTCAGCGCCAGAGAATTATCGCCATACTGTTCCTTCAGGCGCTGTTCCGTGGCTTCCCGTTCTGCCTGCCGGTCAGTCAGCCCCCGGCTTTTCGCATCAATGGCGGCCCGTTTTGCCCGTTGCTGCTGTGCGAATTTATCCGCCTGCTGCGCCAGCGCGTTCAGGCGCTCCTGATACGTAACCTTGTCGCCAAGTGCAGCCAGCTGGCGTTTGTACTCCAGCGTCTCATCTTTATGCGCCAGCAGGGATTTCTCCTGTGCAGACAGCTGGCGACGTTGCGCCGCCTCCTCCAGTACCGCGAACTGACTTTCCGCCTTCCACAAATCCCGGCGCTGCTGGCTGATTTTCTCATTTGCTCCGGCATGCTTCTCCAGCGTCCGGAGTTCAGCCTGAAGCGTCAGCAGGGCAGCATGAGCACTGTCTTCCTGACGATCGCCCGCAGACACCTTCACGCCGGACTGTTTCGGCTTTTTCAGCGTCGCTTCATAATCCTTTTTCGCCGCCGCCATCAGCGTGTTGTAATCCGCCTGCAGGATTTTCCCGTCTTTCAGTGCCTTGTTCAGTTCTTCCTGACGGGCGGTATATTTCTCCAGCGGCGTCTGCAGCCGTTCGTAAGCCTTCTGCGCCTCTTCGGTATATTTCAGCCGTGACGCTTCGGTATCGCTCTGCTGCTGCGCATTTTTGTCCTGTTGAGTCTGCTGCTCAGCCTTCTTTCGGGCGGCTTCAAGCGCAAGACGGGCCTTTTCACGATCATCCCAGTAACGCGCCCGCGCTTCATCGTTAACAAAATAATCATCCTTGCGCAGATTCCAGATGTCGTCTGCTTTCTTAAACGCAGCCTCTGCCTTAATCAGCATCTCCTGCGCGGTATCAGGACGACCAATATCCAGCACCGCATCCCACATGGATTTGAATGCCCGCGCAGTCCTGTCTGCCCAGGTCTCCAGCGTGCCCATGTTCTCTTTCAGGCGGCGGGTCTGGTCATCAAACCCTTTCGTTGCGGCCTCGTTCGCCGCCTGCAATGCCCCGGCTTCATCGCCGGAACGCTGCAACTGAGCAACATACGCAATCTGCTCCGCCGTCACGTTATGGAACTGGCGTGCCATCGCCGTCAGCCCCGACGTCGGGTCTGTGGTCAGCTTCCCGAAGGCTTCAGCGACCTTGTCCACCTCCACGCCGGATGCAGAGGAGAAACGCGCCACACTCTGGCTGATCGCCTCAAACTGCTCACCACCACGCACACCGGCATTCACCAGCGCCGTCAGTGACTCGCTGGTCTGGTTAAACGTCAGCCCTGCCGCCTGCCCGGCTCTGGACAGGGCCAGAATACGATCTGCCGTCAGTCCCGCCTGATTGCCGGAAAGGACCAGCGTTTTGTTGAAATCGGACAGGGTTGAGTTGCCCTGATACCAGGCATACGCCAGCGCACCGGTCGCCACCGCCAGCGAGGTGGCCCCCACCATCGGCAGGGTGATCGCACCGGCAAGCCCCCGGAACATGGGGATCATCCCGCCGAAGGAGTCCTTCACCTGACCCCCCTGTTGCAGCAGGATCAGCCACGGACTTTGCCCGCCTGCAAGCTGCGTGGCCACGTCAGTGAACTGAGCAGGCAGCATACGCATGGCGGCTTTATACTGCCCGACGGAAATTCCCGCTTTCTGTGCAGCCAGCGCCTGCCGGTTCATCGACTGTTCAACGACTGCCGCTGTTTTTTTCGCATCACTTTCCGTACCGGAAAAATGACGCCTGACTCTGGCCATCTGCTCGTCAAATCTGGCCGCATCCAGACTCAAATCAACGACCAGATCGCCTACCGGTTCAGCCATACCGGACTCCTCCTGCGATCCCTTCTGATACTGTCATCAGCATTACGTCATCCTCCGTCATGTCCGCCACATCCGGGGAAGTAGGGATAACTTCATTCCCGTCCGGGCCAAAGCGGACACCTCCGGCAAGCCCTGCCGCTTTCTGCATCAGCACATCATCTTCAGGCTCTTCGTCAGCCTCACGCCGGTTCAGCAAACTGAAATCCAGCGGATGCATATCCGGATCGCTGAAAAACAGGCTGAGCACGGTGTACGTCAGCCCGGAAAAGTGCATATCCAGCAGAACATCATGAAAATAATGGGTACTGTAAAAGCGGTGCCAGTCGGCATACTCCGTGGATGACATCCCGGCAAGCATGGCACGCCAGTCGGGTCGCCCCATCTCACGCGCCAGTTTCAGGGCAAAACTCAGCTCACCGTCGAACACTTTCCCGCAGAAACAGGCTCTGCGGGCCCGGCGTCCTCTGTCTGTTCAGGGGCATTATTCACCACAAACTCATACATACCAGACAGCCGGTACACCACGTTTTCAGCATGAGAAATTGCCTCCGTGGGCCAGGTGGTAAGCACTTCCTGCTCAATCTGTTTAACGGCTTCATTCATGGACGGCATCTGCGTCTTCTGCGGATGGTTATGCCACAGGGACATCGCCACCAGAAACGCGCCGGTTCTGATGGCGTCTTCCACAGTAAACTTCCGGTTGCTGTCTGACTCCGCCTGTTCTGCCTGCCGTTTCATCAGGGCGAGATGCTCAATACGCTGCAGGGCTGACAGTTCAGAAAGCGTGACGGTCACACCGTTATGTTCAAATGATTCGGTTTTCAGGAACATCGCTGACTCTCCGGATTAACTGGCGGTGACGTTGATTTCTGCAACCGCAGCAAACTCACCATTACCGGATACGACCGGAATGTTGACCTTGCCTGCAGCAACACCTTTCACGGTGATGGTCATACCACTGACCGACACGGTGGCTTTTGTTTTATCCGCAGACACCGCACGGAAGCTCTTGTCGGTTGCGCCCTCCGGCTGGAATGCCACGGTCAGCGTGGTGCTCTGCCCTTTCACTACGGAAGCACTGGCGGGTGTCACCGTCATGCCGGTTGTCGCCGTCACCGTGCTGCGATCTTCTGCCATCGACGGACGTCCCACATTGGTGACCTTCACCGTGCGGGTAATCACTTCCTTCGCCGTCACCGCCTTACCGATACTGCTGACCCAGCCACGGAACACATCGACCGTGCCGTTCGGGAAGCGGATTTTATAGGCACGGGTATCACCTTCATTAAACCACGCCAGCAGCGCCTGCTGCCCCTGCTCTCCGGGCATCCACGCCAGCGTGAAGCTGGTATCTCCGGCAGATTTCTGCCCCTGCCCGGTCGCAGTCCAGTCTGCATCTTCATCATCGAGATAGCTGTCGTCATAGGACTCAGCGGTCAGTTCGCCGGGCGTCAGGTCTTTAACTTTTGCCAGACGCGACCAGTCAACGTCTGAAAGCGGGTTCGCATAAGGGTCACCGCTCCCCTTATAAACCCACAGGGTGGTCCCGGCACCTTTCACCGGCATTACAGGATTTGGTACAGGCATAGCGTCCTCACATTTCATAGGTAATGACATAAGTCAGATCGGCTGAACTCCACAGGCCCGCATCATCGTCGCGCCGGTAGTCATAGCCACTGGCCACCATACTGGTGATCAAATCTGACAGTGCCGGGATATCGCTCATCACCGGATAAATCCGGGACTCCATCCACGAATCCAGCTCTGAATCCGGCACCTGAGCAGGCAGGAAAACTTCAATATGCAGCTCCGCCTGCCAGGTATCGCTGTCCAGCTCTTCGCCCGTGTATTCAGCGCCGGTGAGATAAACGGCAATTGCCGGAAAATCTTCCTCATCAAAAACAGCGGGGCGACCATCAAAAAGCGTCGCCCCGGTGTCATGCTTCTCCAGTGCATCCAGTACGGCTGCACGGAGTTCAGTATGTTTCATCGCTTTATTACCATCCTCAGTTGATGCTGCAGCGCATAGCCCAGCTCTTTCGGAAGACGTTCACGCCGTATCCGTTCAATATTCTGTTTAAACGCCGTGGTCAGCGGCACCGCCATCGGGATTTTCACCACATCAATGGGGTAACGGTTTTTCCCGGCCACACGCTGCATAACATGCCACCGGCCATTTTTCAGTTGCTGAATAAACGCGCCGGGAATACGACGGTTTCCCACCACAAGCACGCTGCCGCCACCTTTCAGGGATGAACGCTGCCCCTTTTTACGACGCCTGCGGCGCGAAAGGACAACCCGCGCATTACCCAGCTTGATTACGGGCAAATCCCCCCGGTTAACTTTGATTCTGGCCTGCGGATTTTTGACCGTGGCCCTTTTCAGCCTGGCCCTTTCCTTTACCAGTTTCCGGCGTACCTTTGTCTCACGGGCAACCTGTGACGCCGACTGCGATATCGCGGATGAAGCAACGCGGTTAATGGCCATTGCGGCGGCACCAGGCACCGCCGTTTTGCTGATACGGCTGAGGTTTTCAACGGCCTGCTCAAGACCTTTTATGGCCATACATCCCCCTTTCAGCGGCGACGGTTAACGGCAGGCGGTACGCCCCGCCCAAGCCAGAGATGACAGCTTCCACCATCATCCGGCGAAACCCGGTCTATCCAGAAGTTTTCCTCACCGATGGTCAGCGTGTCTCCACGCCGCAGTTGCCGCACATCATCAGTCCGGACAAACAGGGACGGGCTGGAGCCTTCAACGCGTACGCCCTGTCCGGCATAGCTGATATTTTCAGGGTCATCAAAAACACCACGTATTACTGCGCCGGACTGCTCACCGGATGTCATGGTGGCTGACGTTCCCATGTACCCGCGTATCGTTTCATCGGCGCGGGCAATGGCAGCATCGAACAGGTTATCGAAATCAGCCACAGCGCCTCCCGTTATTGCATTCTGGCCAGGCCACGTTCTGTCATTTCGGCTGCCACACCGGCAGAGACACGAAACGCCGTTCCCGGCAGCACAAATGCCACAGGTTCATCCCGCGTGGCGTGAAGTGCATCGGTATGCAGCGTCACCAATGCCACAACCGTGAGCAGAGCAGCCGTATCAGTCACGGTATCCGTCTGTGCTGATACCACCTCATTTTCATGTCCGGTCAGCGCATTTTCCGGTCTGAGAGGGGTATCCTGACCGGCAGCGTCATCCGTGTCATCAAGCTCCTCTTCCAGCTCTGCCACACGGAGTGCCAGTTCTTCTTTCGTCCCCGTCAGGCTGACATCACGGTTCAGTTGCTCACCCAGCGAACGGAGACGGGCAATCAGTTCATCTTTCGTCATGGACTCCTCCACAGAGAGAAAATGGCCCCGAAGGGCCATGATTACGCCAGTTGAACGGACACGAACTCATCAGGATCAGCCAGCAGCATCAGCGGTGCTGACTGAATCATGGTGAACTCTCGCGCCGGATCGCCGGATGTCTTCCAGTTTTTCGGATAACGGGGAGACGCATTAATACCCTCACTCAATGCATCTGCATCCTGAATACAGCCATAGGTGCGCAGACCGCGTGCATGAGTGTTACCCAGCACCATCGTGTTGTCCGGCAGGAAGTTCTTTTTGACGCCGTTTTCCACGTACTGTCCGGAATACACGACGATGGCCACATCGCCATACATTCCCTTATAGGACACCGCTTTACCCAGGTCTTTCACCGCTGTCTCCAGCTCGGAATGAGAGCCGCGACGGGTATCCAGCTTCTCCTTGACGGCTTTGAAGGAACGGAACAGCGCCCAGCCTTTCGGATCAAACACGATGATATTCACCACGCCGCTGGCGTTCAGCGCGTAGGCTTCGATATCGTCGGTCGGGTCATACGTGGACTTGTCACGCTTGCTCCACTCCGTGCCGCCGGACTGCGTGATGTTGTTCACCGCACTGCGGCCCATATCCCCCTCAACCGGATCGAAGGCTTCACCGGTCATGGTGTATTTGCCCTTGAGCACGGCAGAAACTGCCTGCATCTCTTCGACCTGAGCAATGGCCAGCTCTTCGTCTCGCATGTTCTGCATGATGATGCGACGGCGGCGGTAAGCCGGGTCCGCCAGATTCTGCGGATCTTCATCCGGCAGGCGACGCAGGGTCATCTGCGGATTCACCTCATGCTTGGGTTTGACATATCCCGGCGTAAATTCAGAGGTGGAGCCGCCACGGGAACGGATAACCTCACCGGAAACAATCGGCGAAACGTACAGCGCCATGTTTACCAGTCCCGGAATTTGTGAGAGATAGACTTTCTCCGTGGTGAAGGGATAGCTCTCACGGAAAAAGAGACGCAGAAACAGCGGATCAAACTTAAATTTCTGCTCATTTGCCGCCAGCAGCTGGGCGGTTGTGTACATCGACATAAAAAAATCCCGTAAAAAAAGCCGCACAGGCGGCCTTTAGTGATGAAGGGTAAGGTTAAACGATGCTGATTGCCGTTCCGGCAAACGCGGTCCGTTTTTTCGTCTCGTCGCTGGCAGTCTCCGGCCAGAGCACATCCTCATAACGGAACGTGCCGGACTTGTAGAACGTCAGCGTGGTGCTGGTCTGGTCAGCATCAACCGCCAGAATGCCAACGGCAGTACCGTCGGTGGTGCCATCCCACGCAACCAGCTTACGGGTGGAGGTGTCCAGCATCAGCGGGGTCATTGCAGGCGCTTTCGCACTCAATCCGCCGGGCGCGGTTGCCGTATGTGCCGGGTCACTGTTGCCCAGCGGCTGGTAATGGGTAAAGGTTTCTTTGCTCGTCATAAACATCCCTTACACTGGTGTGTTCAGCAAATCGTTAACGGCATCAGATGCCGGGTTACCTGCAGCCAGTGGTGCCGGTGCCCCCTGCATCAGACGATCCAGCGCAGTGTCACTGCGCGCCTGTGCACTCTGTGGTGCAGCTGCCAGAATGCGGCGGGCCGTTTCCACGGTCATACCGGGGGTTTCGGCCAGCACACGTGCCTGTTCTTCGCGTCCGTGAGCTTCCTCACAGTTGAGGATCCCCATAATGCGGCTGTTTTCTGCCGCAACCGCAGCGGTGATCTGCGCGTTCACGTCCGGCTGCGCCGCGCTGGCGTTTTCGCCCTCCGTCGCTTGCACCACGTCAGTAACGTCAGCCTGCGAAGCAGTGGCTGAAACAGTTGTTGATTGAGTCTCTTTGGTCATTCGCCCTCCTGAGAGACGGGATTTACGTGCATCCAGTGCATCACGCATAACGGTGATCGCATCGGTGCTGTTGACAAGTTCATCAGCCAGTCCGGCATCAATGGCCTCCTGACCGCTGTACACTGCAGCCTCGGTATCCAGCACAGCCTGCACGGACAGGCCGGTATATGCCGACACCTTCTGCGCAAACATCCGGCGGGTTGCATCCATCCGGGACTGCAGTGTCTCCCGGACGTCATCCGGAAGATGGCTGTAGGGATTGCCATCCACCTTATGGCTGCCGCTGTAAATCAGCGTGATTTCCACACCCTGTTTCTCCAGGGCAGCACCGTAATTACTGTGAGCCATCATGACGCCGATGGAGCCTGTCCGGGCGGTCTGCGTGACCAGACGCCGGGAGGCGGCACTGGCAAGCAGCTGACCTGCACTGCAGTTCATGTCGTTGGCCAGCGCCCATACCGGTTTTATGTCACGCACACGGGCGATGATGTCAGCGCAGTCAAATGCCCCCGCCACCATTCCGCCTGGCGTGTCCATATCGAGCAGAATGCCGTCCACCATCGGGTCGCTGGCAGCCTGTTGCAGACGGGCGATAATGCCGTTGTAACCGGTCATCCCCGAGTACGGCTGCAGCGCCCGCGTCCGGCTGACCAGCGTGCCGGACACCGGCAGCACGGCGATGCCGTTCATGACCTGATAACTGCGGGCCTGTCGTGGTCCGTCATCATCACCGGATAATGCCAGCGCCGCGGGTGCCTCTCCGGCAGTCAGGCTGTCGCCGGATACTGCATCCGTCAGGCGACTGATCCCAAGCTGGCCTGCAAGCGCACAAAAGAAAACCCGCGCATAGGCGGGTTCAAGCATCAGCGGCTCATTAAAAGCCATGCTGGCAATATGCGGGAGATTACGCAGCTCTGCTGTCACTCTTCTCCTCCTCTGTTGATTGTCGCAGCCCGGATTCAAATGCCGCAGCCGCCCAGGCGGGTGGTTTAAGACCGGCTGCACGGCGCTCCATCGTTTCACGGACCTGCTGGGCAAAAATTTCCTGATAGTCATCGCCGCGTTTTGCACACTCTTTTTCGTAGGTACTCAGCCCGGCTTCTATCAGCATCACCGCTTCCTGAACTTCTTTCAGACCATCGATGGCCATACGACCGGAGCCTATCCAGTCGCAGTTCCCCCAGGCACTACGGGCTTCCTGAAAACTGAAGCGCGCTTTTGAAGGTAACGTCACCACGCGGCGGGCGATGGCCTCTTCCAGCCAGCACAGAAACATCTGGCTCGCCTGACGGGATGCGACGAATTTTCGCCGCCCCATAAAGTGCGCCCACGACTCGTTCGCGCTGGCCCGTGCCGTGGAGTAGCTCATCTGGGCGTAATTCCGGGAAAGCTGCTCATACGAGACACCCAGTCCGGCAGCGATATACCGCAGCAGTGACTGCTCAAACACGGAGTAGCCGTTATCCGTGTCCTGAGCCGTCTGCAGGTTCAGTGAGTCCCCCGGCATCAGGTGCGGCACTTTTGCGCCTCCCAGACGGACCGGTGCTGCGGCGTAATACGCGGCAATTTCACCAATCCAGCCGGTCAGCCTTTCCCGCTGCTCCTGACTGTTCGCGCCCAGAATAAAATCCATCGCTGACTGCGTATCCAGCTCACTCTCAATGGTGGCGGCATACATCGCCTTCACAATGGCGCTCTGCAGCTGCGTGTTCTGCAGCGTGTCGAGCATCTTCATCTGCTCCATCACGCTGTAAAACACATTTGCACCGCGGGTCTGCCCGTCCTCCACGGGTTCAAAAACGTGAATGAACGAGGCGCGCCCGCCGGGTAACTCACGGGGTATCCATGTCCATTTCTGCGGCATCCAGCCAGGATAGCCGTCCTCGCTGACGTAATATCCCAGCGCCGCACCGCTGTCATTAATCTGCACACCGGCACGGCAGTTCCGGCTGTCGCCGGTATTGTTCGGGTTGCTGATGCGCTTCGGGCTTACCATCCGGAACTGTGTCCGGAAAAGCCGCGACGGACTGGTATCCCAGGTGGCCTGAACGAACAGTTCACCGTTAAAGGCGTGCATGGCCACACCTTCCCGAATCATCATGGTAAACGTGCGTTTTCGCTCAACGTCAATGCAGCAGCAGTCATCCTCGGCAAACTCTTTCCATGCCGCTTCAACCTCGCGGGAAAAGGCACGGGCTTCTTCCTCCCCGATGCCCAGATAGCGCCAGCTTGGGCGATGACTGAGCCGGAAAAAAGACCCGACGATATGATCCTGATGCAACTGGATGGCGTTGGCGGCATAGCCGTTATTGCGTACCAGATCGTCTGCGCGGGCATTGCCACGGGTAAAGTTGGGCAGCAGGGCTGCATCCACACTTTCACCCGGTGGGTTCCACGCCCGCAACTGCCCACCAAATCCGCTGCCACCGCCGTGATAACCGGCATATTCACGCAGCGATGTCATGCCGTCCGGCCCCAGAAGGGTGGGAATGGTGGACGTTTTCATACATAAAATCCTGCAGGTCCCCTGCGTCGCTGTGTCATGCCGGTCTGCACTTCCAGCTCCGCAATGTATTTTTTCAGGTCAGACACGGAAGTGGCCGTAAACTCCACTCTCCGTCCGTCTTTCTGTACCGTTGCCACCCGTTTACCTGTCATCAGGTCATGCAGTGCCGCACGGGCAGCGGCAAGTTCTTCCTGTCGCGTCATTCATCCTCTCCGGATAAGGCACGGGCGTAATCTGCCAGTGTTTTCTTGTTGGTTGCTGCACCATCCTCTTCCTGCAGGCTCGCCAGCAGTGCACTGAGATCCAGCTGCCAGCGGGAAATACTGATGCGCAGCGCCGCCAGCGCATAAACGAAGCAGTCGAGCGCCTCATTGCGTCGCTTTTTGCTGTCCCACAGTATTTTTTTCCTGCCATCCACCCATTTTTCGACCTGCTCTTCAGCAGTCAGCTGCTGCGCTTCGGTCAGATCAAAAATATCCGGGTTATTCGGGAAGTGAACGGCACCGGGAAGCGGTTCATCCCCTTCCGGCGTCAGTGTGAAGCGGTTATAAATCTGCTCTTTCGCGGTATCCGTACCGATTTCGGTAAGGTAAACCCCGTTTTTGTTTCGCTTACGTGGCATGCTGGCCACCGGCTTTCCGTAGACGGATGCCCCTTTAATGGGGATCACCCGGAACAGCCCATGTTTTTTCGAGCGTTCATACACAATGGTCGGGTCAATCCCGCCAGTATCCCAGCAGATACGGGATATCGACATTTCTGCACCATTCCGGCGGGTATAGGTTTTATTGATGGCCTCATCCACACGCAGCAGCGTCTGTTCATCGTCGTGGCGGCCCATAATAATCTGCCGGTCAATCAGCCAGCTTTCCTCCCCCGGCCCCCATCCCCATACGCGCATTTCGTAGCGGTCCAGCTGGGAGTCGATACCGGCGGTCAGGTAAGCCACACGGTCAGGAACGGGCGCTGAATAATGCTCTTTCCGCTCTGCCATCACTTCAGCATCCGGACGTTCGCCAATTTTCGCCTCCCACGTCTCACCGAGCGTGGTGTTTACGAAGGTTTTACGTTTTCCCGTATCCCCTTTCGTTTTCATCCAGTCTTTGACAATCTGCACCCAGGTGGTGAACGGGCTGTACGCTGTCCAGATGTGAAAGGTCACACTGTCAGGTGGCTCAATCTCTTCACCGGATGACGAAAACCAGAGAATGCCATCACGGGTCCAGATCCCGGTCTTTTCGCAGATATAACGGGCATCAGTAAAGTCCAGCTCCTGCTGGCGGATGACGCAGGCATTATGCTCGCAGAGATAAAACACGCTGGAGGGGTCATCCGGCGTCCATTTGAGGCCAAACGGCGTCTCTTTGTCGCCAAATTTAAGATACTGCTCCTCCCCGCAATGCGGGCAGGCAACATGAAAACGCATAAAATGCGGGGATTCACTGGCTGCACGCTCAATCTGACAGGTGCCTCTCACTTTGGGCGTGGAGCCACGGATGGACTTTGGCCAGACCGAGCCTTCAATACGTTTGTCGCCAAGGAACGTCGGAGAGCCTTCCTGTTCAATATCCTCATCAAAGGCAGCAAGTTCATCATAACCCGCCACATCCACTGACTTTTCACGGTAGTTTTTTGCCGCTTTACCGCCCAGGCACCAGAAGCCACGACCATTGGAAAAACGCTTCATAGTGAGCGTGTTATCCCGGTGCTTTTTGCCATACCACGGAGCCAGCGCCAGCAGCGACGGAATATCGCGGATGGTCGGCTCAACGTGGGTTTTCATAAAGTTCTCGGCATCACCATCCGTCGGCAACCAGATAAGGGTGTTGCGCTGCTTATGCTCTATGAAGTAGGCATAAACACCCAGCAGCATTTTGGAATAACCAACACGGGCAGACTTCACCACATTCACCTCGCGGATGTAGTCACTGCCCATCGCATTCATGATGGCCCGCTGAAAGGGCAGTGTTTCCCAGCGCCCTTCCTGGTATGCGGATTCTTTTGGGAGATAGTAATTGGCATCCGCCCATTCAACGGCGGTCTGTGGCTCCGGCCTGAACAGTGAGCGAAGCCCGGCGCGGACAAAATGCCGCAGCCTGTTAACCTGACTGTTCGATATATTCACTCAGCAACCCCGGTATCAGTTCATCCAGCGCGGCTGCTTTGTTCATGGCTTTGATGATATCCCGTTTCAGGAAATCAACATGTCGGTTTTCCAGTTCCGGAAAACGCCGCTGCACCGACAGGGGGATCCCGTCGAGAATACTGGCAATTTCACCTGCGATCCGCGACAGCACGAAAGTACAGAATGCGGTTTCCACCACTTCAGCGGAGTCTCTGGCATTTTTCAGCTCCTGTGCGTCGGCCTGCGCACGCGTAAGTCGATGGCGTTCGTACTCAATAGTTCCTGGCTGGAGATCTGTCTCGCTGGCCTGCCGCAGTTCTTCAACTTCCCGGCGCAGCTTTTCGTTCTCAATTTCAGCATCCCTTTCGGCATACCATTTTATGACGGCGGCAGAATCATAAAGCACCTCATTACCCTTCCCACCACCCCGCAGAACGGGCATTCCCTGCTCCTGCCAGTTCTGAATGGTACGGATACTCGCGCCGAAAATGTCAGCCAGCTGCTTTTTGTTGACTTCCATTGTTCATTCCACGGACAAAAACAGAGAAAGGAAACGACAGAGGCCAAAAAGCCCGTTTTCAGCACCTGTCGTTTCCTTTCTTTTCAGGGGGTGTTTTAAATAAAAACATTAAGTTACGACGAAGAAGAACGGAAATGCCTTAAACCGGAAAATTTTCATAAATAGCGAAAACCCGAGAGGTCGCCGCCCCGTAACCTGTCGGATCGCCGGAAAGGACCCGCAAAATGATAATGATTATCATCTGCATGTCACAACGTGCATCTATGCCATCAAACCACGTCAAATAATCAATTATGACGCAGGTATCGTATTAATTGATCTGCATCAACTTAACGTAAAAACAACTTCAGACAATACAAATCAGCGACACTGAATACGGGACAACCTCATGTCAACGAAGAACAGAACCCGCAGAACAACAACCCGCAACATCCGCTTTCCTAACCAAATGATTGAACAAATTAACATCGCTCTTGATCAAAAAGGGTCCGGGAATTTCTCAGCCTGGGTCATTGAAGCCTGCCGCCGGAGACTGTGCTCAGAAAAAAGAGTTTCTCCTGAAGCAAACAAAGAAAAGAGTGACATTACTGAATTGCTCAGAAAACAGATCAGACCAGATTGAAGCAATTTAGATAATCGTGCAGACTACGCCCCTCATATCACATGGAAGGTACTACAATGGCTCAGGTTGCCATTTTTAAACAAATATTCGATAAAGTGCGAAATAATTTAAACTATCACTGGTTTTATTCTGAACTAAAACGTCACAATGTCTCACATTACATTTACTATTTAGCTACAGAGAATATTCATCTTGTTCTTGAAAACGATAATACGGTTTTAATAAAAGGACAGGGTAAGGTTGTAAATGTAAGATTTTCAAAAAATAAATGCCTTATAGAAGCCACCTTAAAAGGATTCAAATCAGGAGAGTTATCATTTTACGAATACAGGAAAAATCTTGCTACAGCAGGGGTTTTCAGATGGATTACAAATATCCACGAAAACAAAAGGTATTACTATACCTTTGATAATTCATTACTCTTTACTGAGAACATTCAGAACACTACACAAATATTTCCGCACTAAATCATAACGTCCGGTTTCTTCCGTGCCAGAACCGGACTCGCTGGCATGATGAAATATGTGTACCCGGTAACCCCGGTGTGCATCGTTTTTGATTATTCCCGCACACTCGCGCAGAAGGAGTTCCCCGTCGGGCTACGGTCTCTGTTAATACGGGAATACGGCGACGATACAGCGCATGATGTGTCAGGCTTGAATGCCTTTATCCGTTAAAAGGGATATCAGTTAAGTTATCCCGTGCAGGGTATAAGCCATTATCAAGCCCACCCGTAGATGGGCTTTGTAATGGATAGCCGTTGCTCAGTTCTAGTAATGCTTTGATTTTTTCGATAACGCAGTTTTGCGTTTGCCATCAGCACGCGATATCGAGAGTCAACTGCAGTTGCTCGCGCCAGTACCCAACATTTGCTTCAATAACCGGCTTATCCCATCGCCAGCGAGCCATCTCTCTTGCCCCATTGCTGGCTTTTGATTTCCGGTCATCGCGAATGCGACATGCTTGCTCATATTTCTGCTGCTCAGTCAGTTCACCGCGAAGCAGACTATCAATGTGCAGGTCGCACCACACAGCAAAACGAGCATCACACCAACGGGCAAATGCAACTGAAAGTTTTGGATGTAGCCACGTACCACCACCCCTGTCCTTTCGTGCCTTGCTGGTTTTTACATACCTCGATTGTGAGGGATGTAAAATTTGAGATTCTTTCCCGGTCAACGCTTCGTCTAAAGCACGAACGTATTCAAGCGTTTCTGCCAAACGCATCCAGTTATCAATGCGTTTCCCAAATCTCTCAGCAACACCTGTGACGTTGATCCAACCATCAGTGTTGAAACTGACAATTTCACCTTTGTAATTAAGTGGCACGATATTCATAACGTTTACCTACCATTTGAAATGAACCTTTGCCGCACAGGAAACCAGCCCACCGAGGCTCGCCAGCACTAACTGGTATCCTCAAAGGCCCATTCCAAAGGGGCAGGTTCGGTGTAAAAAAAACATGCGTTGCGGTACGCATTTATTGCAAAAAAGCCCCGCATCGCGAGGCTCATTAAATGGACTTTGTGATTTGCAAAAAAATTATTTCAGACATTGCGTCCTAATGTACTCCTGCAGGTAGTTAACCTGCGCGGTTATCCTGTCGATTCCACTTCGGAGACGGTAATAATTGAGTTCAGCATCTGCTGTAAGTCTTGGGCTTTCTCCATCGCCCATGCTGCTGGCTCCGGTCTTTGACTTTGCACAGGAGGCGGCGACTTGCAGCCGCTTACGCCCAGCAGAAACATCATCACGGAGACTTTCGATAGTCGCGTTAGCATCAGCAAGCTCCTTTGTATATCTGGCATCGAGTTCTGCTACGTCACGTTGACGCTTCTGCATGTCAGCGATGATGGATGTGGCTTTGTCGCGCTGTTCTTTGTAGGTCATGGCGTTATCACGGTAATGATTAACAGCCCATGACAGGCAGACGATGATGCAGATAACCAGAGCGGAGATAATCGCGGTTACTCTGTTCATTGCTGACCCCACAAACAGATTTCACGCTCAATCTCACGACGAGTCATGAGACCTTTCCATTGCTTACCGCCAGCATATGTCCAGCGACGTAGCTGATCACATGCGCCTTTGATATCGCCCTGGTTTATTTTGCGAAGAAGCGTCGATGTTCTGAAATTGCCAGCACCCACGTTGTAAACGAATGAGTAAAGAGCGCCGCGCATTGTTTCCGGTATATCGACTTTGATGTACGGGTTAATTTGTCTGGCGACCGTGGCAAGGTCTTTATTCAAGAGTGTTTTGCATTCTGCTTTGGTATACGTTTTACCGAGCATGATGTCTTTTCCTGTATGCCCGTGACATACAGTCCATACACCAACAATATCTTTGTATGGTATGTAGCTGACACCTTCCAGACCATCGTTACCACTTGGGCCAGTGATTAACACTGATGCTATAGCAATTGCTCCGCCACCAATAGCAGCAGCAACGACTTTTCGTAATGATGGAGGCATTATTCACCTCTCGCAGCCTTGCGCTTATCTTCTTTAATCTTGAAATAAAGGTTTGTCAGGTACGTCAGCAGGCCAAATACCAGACTACCCAGCACACCGATTGCAGCCCACTGTGACGGAGTTACTCTATCGAGCAACTGTAAAAACCAGTAGCCAGCACTGCCTGCGGAGGTGCCGTAGGCAATGCCTGTTGAAATTTTGTCCATGGATTTCATAGCCTCACCTCCGCACGGAACGGATGGCATAGTTATTATGTGTAGGCTTTCAGACACATCAATCAGAGCCTTAATTGATATATATGCTGGAGACGATGCAATATAAAAAGCTCGCCGTAGCGAGCTAATAAAATGTATTTCTCTGATATTATGTTTATTTGTATTAGCTCAGACTTGACATCACAGGTTTCGTATATAGAACATCATCAAATCTGTCAGTTTGCTATGAATGAGATATAGTAATTGAAGAGCTAACCTCGCATGTCAAAGCCAGATTTCTGAAAATCTCTGTAGACTTCCGGATTGTTGAAGGCCGGAAATTTGGCTTTATGAGCTGCGGACTTTATCGCTTCGCAATAGGCTTTATCACCGTTACTGGTAGATATTTTTAACGCCGTGCCATCCTGAGAGAATTCCATATGCAACCTGCATTTTTTCCCTTTCCAGTTATGCGGCTCATCAAGTTTGGCATTAATTGCAGCTCTGATTCCCCGCGCTTGCGCCCCCCATTCATCCTGATCATCCCAGCGTCCTGAACTGCAACTACCTGTAGCAGTAGTTTTGTGGCAATCTGAAGGGTGTAAAGGTGTGCATCCCGCAACAAAACCGACCCAAAAAGTCAACATAACGATTTTCTTTAATCCCACTTCTTGCTCCTCAATCCATTAAAATCTCAGCAATAGTAGTTGTTACGTCCGCCACTGGCTCAGAGCTGACTATCCGCTAAATTTAGCTCAGTGCCGTAGCTGTGTCAGAACAAACCTAAGCCGAAACCGTTTATTACAAAACAATAAATATCAGGGTTTAAAATCCAGCACCCCATTTTGAAATACTTTATATACTTCCGGCGAAGGGGGGGCAGGTATATCAGCATTCTTTATCGCATTCATCGCTTCACGACATAAATCGAGGTCTCCACTTTCTCTTTTAACCTCCAGTAGAAGGCCATTCGGGGCCATATGCATTCTCAGTGTACACTCTTTTCCTGAATACTTACTCGCATCCCCGAACTGTTTTTCGATGGCGCTCTTGATTTGATGGGCATACAGACGGATATCCTCACTAACATCAGAAGTACGTTCAGATGAACTCACATACTGTGTCTCTATTGCTTTATCGGAGTAATATGATGTACGGTCATGATAATTTGTCGATACAGCATCAGTGCACCCGATAATAATCCCACTAATAATCAACGTAAGAATTGATGCGCTACGAAAACCCATTTTTCCTCACATATGTCATATAGTAAAGGATTATATATACCGTTGTTTTGGACGCTCAAACAGCGAATCAGATCAAATAAAACGCACATTTGTTAACATTTACACAAAGTCTGCGTGGGATATTCTGAAAGAATATCCATAATGTGGAGAGAATCTATTGAAGTGCATGGTGCCGGGTGCCTCTCGGTGAACAAAATGTTCGTGATACCTGTCGGCGACAGAAAAGGTTAATGGTATCACCCCACCGCACAGGGGGATTCACCATGCAGGAGTTTTCTTAGCAAACTCACTGCGCGCCCGGCAACTCCCAACCACATAAAATGCGGAGTTTGTGGCATTTATGCATATAACTCGCAGGAATTATCTTAAAAAACTGATGTCGATCCGGATTAAAAAGAAGCAGGTCATCATCAGATGACTGGAAAAAAGGAAAACAAAAAATACTCATCATACAGTTTTGATTGCAGGGATGAGCCTGCTATGCACAATATGCAGAATATAAGCAAGATAAAAATATGCAGGCATATTATTTCGGATTTTGTTATTAACACAACCTTTTTAATAATCATTTGGCATACAATAAACCAGCCCAAAAAGAACCGCCTAAACAGGCGGTTGGTCAATACAAAGGATGCTTCGTCTTTATTATAGTAATCTGAGGCGTCGGGTGTCTTGTATCAGACAACATATTGTCCCGCTAAACAGCGAATTACAAACCACCCTGCAATGATCTCTCATCTCATTTTATATGAGTTGACGACATCAGGATAACGCATCATCAGCCCCTGCCAAGAAATATCAAAACTCCCGCCAGCAATGTGTTATCACAATATTGTAAAAAAACACAGCACCGAAACTATAACTGGTCTCTGTTATAATTTGGAGCAGAAAGACCAGTTGCCCAACTAGCAGCATTCTCCCCTGCTTTCCTGACGTAAAAAAAACCGCATTAAGCGGTTTTTTTACGATGTCCATGTCTGCAATCCGCCTCGCGATACAGCTTTGCGAAGCATAGCAAAATTGAAGCAGTTTATACGTAAGAAATCAAGCCATTTTCTCAGCAAATGATTCACGCATGGGAATATATAGGGCATACTCAGCAACAGCTAACCAATTAGCAATCCGTTTTTCGCATGTGCTAAAACACCACTCTGGGTGTGCATCATTTAGCAATTCAGCCATTTTGCGCTTAGTCATCCCCCGCCCTTCATAGCGTTGCCGGAGAATGCAAATCAATCCTGGATGCTCTGCCAGTACCTCACTTATGACTCGATCAATACATAACGCCTCTGCATCAGTACAATGCGCCAGCCAGCTCTTTTGCTTGCCGTTGATCATCTCTCGCAAAAACGCTTCCAGCTCAGCTTTCTCTATTCCCGCTTTTTTCATTCTGCGCAGGGCTTCATTAATGGCTGTTTTCGTCAGTTTTTTGGATGCCAACAACTGATTGAACATATTCCCTGACCTGCCACCGCCAATATACGACCAGCGCCCCCACATACGTAGTTTTCCCTGAATCCAGACACTTTCCAGCGTGGTGAGGCGAAGGTGTTCTCCGCTTTTTCCTGTATTCGTTGGGTAAATCATAAATGACCTTTCTTTCTCCAGATTTCTTGTGTGCGAAAAACCCCTTCAGCATGCATCAGGCGCAATTCTTCTTTGGTGTAATCGCTGGTTTTTACCCGCCCGTCGATTAGATCGTGGCATGAGCTACAGGCTATCGCCGCCTGCATATCGTGTGGTTTTGTCGCTGTTCCGCACGTCCCCGCCAGCCTGTAATGCGCCAGCACAGAGGTTTCGGGATTGTGATTGCAGTAGCCAGGGATTCTGATCTGGCACATCTGGCCTTTAGCCGCTTTACGTAAATTCACCATTACGCAAACTCCAGTAGTTGTGCGGCCACATTTTCAACTTCCTCCTGAGAGGAGAATTTACGGAACAGAATCCAGTTCCACAGCACATTCAGTACAGATTTATAAACCTGCTGAAACTCGACTTCGTCCATATTCGCAAAAGCGATGGATTTTGCCCGACGCCCACGGCTACCGTCCGGATAAATATGCTCGGTGTAAAATCCGGCCTGAATGGTTACCCACTCGCGGAAAGCCTCAAACGACTTTAGCAACGCCGTATCCCGGGTTCTACGAGTCGCAACGGTGTTAAGGTATTGCTCTGCGGCATCACTCAGGGCTGGCGTGTGTTCCCGACCAACTGATTCGCACAGGTAATCAACGAAACCAGACAGCAGTTCTCGTTCGCGAGGCGTGATCGCCCCACCGACCGGAGTCCAGTAATCGAATCCCAGTTGCAGGAGTTTGAAAAAACGCTTGTGGAATGCGTAGTTACGCACACGCTTAAAGTCTGCGTGTATCCACTCACCTATTTTGATTTGATGCAGAAAATCGCAACTCTCCGGCGTCGCCGGGAGAAGTAAACCAGAAGAGGTTTGTTTGACCAGTTGTATATGCGCCATTTCTCAATCTCTCGATGGCGCAGTGCAGCAGATGCCAGTTGTTCAGGCTGACGTATAAAGTATAAATAAACTGGTTCCAGTGTAAAGCCCCCACATTGATGGAATAAAAATCAAACAATAGATTGCTGGGATAAAAATACAACGCTTATTATTAAAAGCGGTTAGACAAATTAAATTTTAATGTTATGCAAATCTGCCAGATTAGCATAATATCTCATTTGAAAACCGCTGAAATAACAATCTTATCAGGATTAATCATATTAAGGTGAGTAAATATGGAAAACAACAAATCTGCACATTACGCTCCTTTTTTATCTATAATACTTTTTGTATTTTGTTGTGTATGGGCGGTATTTTTATAAAACACACCCACAAATAAATCAAACCCGCTACAGCGGGTTTGATTTATATAGTTGTTATACGGAAACTGGCACACGAGCAGGCAATGGATAGTGAGCCCAGTTATTAGCATTTAAAGCTCTTACGCCATCAGCATAAACTTGTGTGTTTCCATCTAATGATTTTAAAGTTACTACAATAGTTACAGGTAAAGGCTCCATTAAGGCCGGTTCATTCGCTCTCAACGTTGTTTTAGCCTGAAGAGCCCAGTTACCCGAAGTAATTCCTTTATTAAATGCCTTGCGATGAATTTTTACTGGTGACCACTTTCCACCATGCTCAATTTGAGCTCTCTCATATCCAGATTGACCGTTTTCTCCTTCCATAGGCACTTTTCCTTTTATAGTATTATTCTCAATTAAGCCAAAACTTAGCTCTACGTTCGCGCGAACATATTCACTGCCGGCATTAGGGTTCAGTGGTGGTGCATATGCAGCAGTAATTACAATCTCACCTTTAAATTTTCCATTTTGAATAAGTGCCGATGGTATGGGATAGTTTTCCTTTCTCCACCTCATCCCAGGAACCAAGAATGTTTGGAAAATCAGAGTAAACCTATCATCACTATCATATAAGGTCTCAATAACTTCATTAGGAATTCCCGCTCCCAAATAGCGTCTTTCACTTGGCGAGTAATCAGGAGAAGATAATTGAGCGGAATGAATTAATAATGCTTTAATCAATGATGGTGAAACATTAAAGTCTGAATTAGTGGCTATTCTCTGCCATGTATGCGCAGCTAAACTTGCCACAATTGGAGCAGCAAAACTAGTACCAAAATTAGAGCAAAGCCTATTATCTGGCCCTACGACCTTTAAACTGCTTGCTCCTACATTCCAAGGTCTATGAACCCCACCGCCAGCATGGATTATATCTGGCTTTGGAGTAAATACAGGCCCAGGGCCACGACGAGTATATGGTGTCGGTGTTCCAATTTCACTTAAAGCATCATTAGCTTCCATATGAGAAACTGAACCAACTGTTAGTGCTCGGACTGACTCTCCAGGAGAGGAAATTAAATCAGCACCTCCAAGCGGTTCAGGATTTGGCCATGTACGTATAGGTTCATCTACATAATTACCTGCAGCAACTACAAACAAAATACCAAATTTATCGCTGAGCCGATCTAACTCCATCGCAAAATCACTAAACGTCTGCTCATTACATGGTCCGCCTCCCAAAGACAAATTCCAGACTTTTATATCTGGTCTTTTATTTACAGCATCTGCTAGCCTCAGAATTAAATCTGATATATAAGATCCATTTTCATCTAAGGCACAAACATCATGGATTTTAGATTTTGTATCAGGAATCCATGGATGATTGTCATTTAAAAAATGAGCGCCTGATATCAATGAAGACACCATAGTCCCATGTTCATAACTCGTATCAGGAGGAATTACGTATGTTTCCCTACTCACTACCCAAGGAGTAATTGTTGCCGCGATGGGGCTTACCCCAGTGTCAAATACAGCAACAATGGGTAATTCTTCTGATGGTACGGGAAAGCTATTTGTTTCAATGCCAACAGAATCACTTACACTAACCGGGAATGCTGAATATTTTGGTTCTGGAATTAACGTTCTTATACCCGGGTAATTAATGAGAATGTCTAATATATATCTATCATTTGGGGATAAATCCATTATCCTTAATAAGGGAAGACCACATTTTTGTCTAATCTCATCATATTTAACTCCGTGTTGTTCTAATATAGAAATAACGTTTTCATAGTTGTTGTAAGTTGCATCTTCACCTGTGTACTCAAATAGTCGTACAAGGATGTTTGATGATTCAAACAAACCATCAGTGCCTCCTGGAACCTTCCTATTCTCATCCCAAGGTTCAATGCGCTCAATCGCGCTTAGATTAGCCAAAATCGCTTTAATATTCCGATGTAAAATGACTGACTCTAATACGTCAAAACAGCCGGCATGAGCAGCAACCAACATTTCATCTATTTTGGCATGACCGGCATTTTGCAATCCAGCCTCTTGAGCAATTTTGTTCGGCCTATGCGTTTTGGCTATTCCCTGGTCTCTTAATTTGAAAACCAAAGTACCCAAGCTTCCAGGGTACTCTGAAAGTTTGGATTCTAAATAATGTTTACTGGTTGTTAAATTTCTTACTAGCCCTTGTCTATATTCGGCTGTTACATCAACCAATACCTTTGCCCCACCGCCAGCGTTTACTATTGCACCCAAGTCACTACTGGAAAAAGGGATTCTTAACATTGGGTTTGTAACTTTTGCGTTACTAAACTGTGTACCCCTTCTGCTCATATGCTCCTGACTCCTTCAGAATGTTTGAAATTACTCTTGATGTAAGTTTGTACAAATTAGCAAGAACTCTGATAGAAAATAATTTTTTATCTTTAGAACGTAACCAACGAATTTCATCTTCGTAAGTGCTTAAATTTACACCTTCCATAAGCGATTGAGCAAGATACAAACGCCTATACAATTTATGGTGATTTATCACACTTGCACCTTCAATAACTGCATCCCTACGTGCATCCAAGCTCACCTGTTCAATTATTGCTCCGGATAATCCTTCCGATTTTCTTGATAAATCACTTAAATCTAGATCGCTACATATCATATTCTTTAAACGATTTTTCCAAATTAACTCTCTCTGATGTATGTCAGGCAGAGGCATTGGAATTCTGAAGCTAAATCGCCTCCAGATTGCAGGATCCAGAAGTTGCTCATGGTTAGTTGAGGCAATAATTACCGTATCCTCTGATGCCGCATCCATATTCTGCAATAGTGAAATGACAACTCGCTGAAGCTCACCTATATCTCTCTCATTACCTCTTGCTCCAGCTAAAGCATCAAATTCGTCTAAAAAAAGCACTGATGGCCTCTGCATTACATAATCGAAAACCTGTCTAAGATTTTTGCTGGTTTGTCCCAATAAACTACTAATCAAAGTATCGCAACGCACTGTAAGAAGTGGAAAATCTAAGCGGGTAGCGATGTACTTAGATAACATAGTCTTACCTGTTCCTGGCTTTCCATACACGAGCATACGACTCGGCAATGCTGCATCAGCTTTAACAAACTCATCATAACGTTGAACATTAGTGATAAACTCTTCAACACGGGTACTGATTGCTGCAGGCAGAAAAATCTCTGAACTGTCTAATTTAGGATAACTGACATCAACAGTGTTGAGTCGACTATCAATATCTACCGGTAATGAGCCCAGAGATATCCCACCTCCAGCCCTTTGAGCTCCTGCCAACGCCTGGGGAGCTCTAAGCAACCTTTCTCTTATCATTCTGGCTTGCTTGACCTCCCCTTTTTGTTCGAGCTTATCTGCCAGCAACCCAGCATAATTACTAGCCATCGAAGCATTTGCCTTTGTTGCACCTTCAATGATTTTTAACACTTCTGATAAATAATCCATTCAACACTCCCACAACAAAAAGCCACAGCAATCAAAAAATGAGCACGCAGAATCAAAATGCTCTCTAATCGTAACGCATTTTGAGATTTTTGATACGTTTTTTTGGGATTATGTAACGCCAAATGGTCATTTTGTGTCAGAAAAATAAATCTTAGTACCGAGAATATGTAGCTTCCATCCTTCATCGTTCTATTCATCCCTGATCTCCAAGCCTCTCTCGAAAACCATTCTGATAAAACGCCAGCACACGCTGCATAACTTCACTCTTCCGGCACTCGCGACAGATTATGTTCAGACGCCTGTCGTAACGGCGTATTTCTCCGTCTGGTAATGACCAGATAAGGTCAGGATCAACCACAACCGGTTTCTTCACCTTTGTCCTTGATAGTTTTTTGCGGGCGTTTTGCCAGTCTTTACGCGCCTGCTCAGACGGGAATAATCCGTAGCCTGAATTGTAAACATCACCACTGGCGACTAGTTCTCTGGCGAGAGTGCTTATGTAATACCTTGATGCACCGGTTTTAGCCTCCAGAGCCCGTAACGTCTCGCGACCGCTCAGAGGTACAAGTTCAACAACCTGTCCTTTAATTTTTTCTCGCTCTTCTGGTGTAAATACTTTTGCCATAGGTGCCTCCGGCAATCACTTTTCCGATGCAACATGGCGGGAAGAATCAGTAATCTGTCGTACAATATCCCTGTGCTTGTTCAACTCACGCAGCGCGGCGCAGACACGCTCCCACTTCTGGAGATGATTTTTCGCCCGACGCAGTTCGCGGTTTGCCATATGCAGTGATGGTAAAACCAGGTCATCCGCTCGCGTTTCAGTAAACGATGGCAGCGACTGCACAATGTCCGCCACAGTTTCTGTTTTAATATCTTCCTGTGTTGCAGCCTCCTGTACTGGTAACGCAACACCTGCGGTCTGAGGAAAGGCCTTACCATCAGTTTCCGCTACCGATGCTGCTTTCGGCTCTGCTGGTAAATTATCGCCCGGTATGCAGTAACGAAATTTACCGCCCTGATTTACGCGAATCAGACGACCTTTGCTGATTGCCATTGCCAGCGTTGAAGCCACTTTGCGTGATGTGGTACCAAACAATGTAGCCAGCTCATCAGCCGTTTGTGGTCCTCGTTGTTCAATCGTCGCGGTTAAATCGCACTCTGAGATTTTCGCTACTGTTGCTGTGGTGATTTCTTCCGGCAGTTCTGCCTGCGCTGGCTGTTCCTGCTGAATATTGTTATCAGCCACACGCCAGGTGTACGCGCTTTTATCAACAAAACCAGCCTTTTTCAGTTCCCATAGTTCGTTCAGCACTTCTTCACGACTGATATCAAGTCGCGCAGCAAGTTCTATGGATGTGGCTTTTCCCATTGCTTTCAGTGCGTCAAAAACAGTCTCCATTAAATTTTTCTCCCGGTAAAAATTACTTCGCAATTCCTGGCTGGACGACATTCGGACGCCAGCTCTCCCAGTTAAAATTCACCCATCGCCCGCCGTTCATGGTCATGCGATCCATAATCCGCTCGCCGAGCAATGTTTTCATGGCCTCATAGTTCAGGTTTGTCAGCATCCCCACGCTGCGCATCGACGCTGTCCGGCGATCAACAATCTGGTGCAGTACCACCTGCTCGTTTTTCGTCTCGCGCTGAATGCCAATTTCATCAAGAACCAGCAGATCCACTTCGCACAGTTCCCGCAAAAATTTTTCGCCTGACTGCCCATCGTCATAGCTGGCGTGCAGGGCACTCATAACATCAGCCACGGTAACCACAATCACTGTCTGACCGTCTTTCAGCAGGCGATTCCCGATAGCTGCCGCTAAGTGGTTCTTCCCGGTACCAGGTTTTCCGCTGAACGCAAAATTTGTACACCCGGTCATCAGTTCATCAGCGATGGATTTCGCCTGACTCAACGCGTATCGCTGCCCTTCGTTCTGCACCTGGTAATTCGAAAACGAGCATTTGCGGTGCAATGGCTGGATGCCAGAGCGATTCAGAATTTTTTCCACCCGCAACTGACGATTCTGACGGTTGATCTCCTCACAACGTTTCTGGCCTTCGGAAAGTTGCCACTCGCGCCACTCCGCTACCGTCTTGAATGGCGCGGTTACATGTGACGGGGCCAGTCTGCGGATACGTTCAAGAACATCGCCTGTCGCAATATTTTTCATGGTCAGTTACCCCCTGAAGCCTGGCGGGATCGCACTATCCGGTAACGAGACGGTGTTAACCTGTCGGAGTAACGTCTCAGGTCGAACACCTTTCGGCGCGAACAAGCCCTGGTATTCATTGGCGATGCTGTGTCGAATCACCTGCTCAGGTGAAAAACCCTGCTGGCGGAATTTTTCCAGCTCCCGTATCGCCCCGTTAGCGCCCTGCTCCGTTCGAATCGGTTTTCGCAATGCCTGGCGAAATTCAACCCACTCACGCCAAAGCGAGACAGAAATCCAGTTCGGCAAAGTAATATCCAGAGGGTCAAACTTTTTGACACCTCGATTCCCCCGGGGGGGATTTAGGGGGGGATCTGTTTTTAGATCTTTATCTGTATCTTTATTAGTTGCCTTTGTGTTGACATCATGTTCAAACACCACTTCAACATCTGTTTGAACACCTGTTAAATTTCTCTCTTGTTTTGTTTGAACATCTGCTTCCTTTCTGCTTCTTCTGGCCTGAACAGATGCTTTTCCTGCGGCTGATTTTTTGGTTAATTTTTCCCTGACTGATGCCAGATCTTCCTCAATCCGAAGATGCACCCATTCCTCGCCGTTATCGCAAAAAAACTCCTGCAAGGATGGTTCAACATCAGCCCATCGCTCGTTAGTCAGACGGGCAATTTTTGCCAGCCTGTTTTTAGGTATTGGCTTTCCTGTTTGCCAGTAATTGAACATCAGCAACAAATACGCACCATGCTCCTCTGCTGACAAATGCATGGTGTCAGCCAGGTAATCAGCTATGTACAGTTGCATGTATGGTAATGCGGCCATAATTGCCCCGTATGATGCTGCCCGGTGGCTTAGAATAAGCACAAACAGCATGGAAACTTTTGCTTAATGAACAATGACAGAATCGTCGGAAGAACCGCCGCCGCTGAAATGCGCTTTCCGGTAAACGGCTTGGACTGCATCATCATGCGCATCAATTGCCGTACTTAACGCTTCCTGCGCCGCCAGTAATGCACGGCGTTCCAGGGTATCGAAGATGCAGAGTCGGTGACGCAGCTCGCGCGGAAGGATTGCCAGAATTGCTGGGATCAGCTTCTGAATTTTTTCTCTTTGCGTTTTCGTTTCACCTTTCAACCAACGGTGATAGATATTCTGCTGATTGTTCCAGTCCTTGCCTGGAACCAGGGGCAATTCGCCGCCCCCCTGGCGCAGATATTCTTCAGTAATTGCATTGGCTACCCATGCCTGCCCTTTTTCGGCTGCTAGGGCAAACAACACTGATTCGATGTGCTCATGCTTGATTTTCATGAATCATTTGCCTCTTGATGTTTCAGGTATGATCAAATGAGGATTTGTTACTGTCATTTAGTTGCTTCACTGACATATTCTGCGAACAACATGCCGAACGTCGTAAATATGACCAGTCAATATCAGGACGAAGTTCTTCGCACAGAACCTCACCTCTTGTTGCACGTTCAATTGCTGGACATCTCTCGGCAGGCAATTGACGTACCCCTTTGATCCATTGATTTACGCTTGGAGGTGATACACCTAAAAGCCTAGCCATTGCTGATTGCCCACCGACAACAGCACAAGCTTGCTTGAATGAATAGTTCTCTTTTTTCATCGAATGAACTCCAAAAACACACAGAAATATTAGGCGACGCCTAACGCAATTGTCAATAGGCTGTGCCTAATGCAGTAAGGGTAGGGATTGCCTAATGTAATGCGCATAGGAGAATATTAAGCAATGCTTAGTGGTAAAGACTTAGGCCGAGCGATAGAGCAGGCCATTAACAAAAAAATCGCATCGGGATCCGTCAAATCAAAGGCGGAGGTCGCACGCCACTTTAAAGTCCAACCACCATCAATTTATGACTGGATTAAGAAAGGCTCTATAAGTAAAGATAAACTTCCAGAATTATGGCGTTTCTTTTCTGATGTTGTTGGTCCAGAGCATTGGGGGCTTAACGAATACCCCATACCAACCCCCACCAATTCAGATACAAAAAGTGAACTTTTAGATATAAACAACCTTTATCAAGCAGCCTCTGATGAAATAAGAGCGATTGTAGCTTTCCTGTTATCTGGAAATGCTACAGAACCAGATTGGGTTGACCACGATGTTCGCGCCTACATAGCAGCGATGGAAATGAAAGTGGGTAAGTATCTGAAAGCTCTTGAATCTGAACGGAAAAGCCAGAACATCACAAAAACTGGAACTTAAACTTATATGGTCTGACGGAAAACTCCTGGATTCCGTTATTTAACCCCCCCATCACTTTCTGCTGTCGCCATCACCTATTAGGTTACGCTCAAAACATTAGGCATAGCCTATTGACAATCAATTAGGCATTACCTATAGTTCCAGCATACCACCCACCCCGCCCCACAGAACGCAGGGCAATACTTCGAGTTACCAGGCAGTGGTCAGGGGTTAAGTAGCCAGCCCGAGGCGTATGAACATGACGGCGGGATTCAAATTTTGCAGTGCAGCAGTTAGTTCCGCCACCCGGCGTTAAGGGGAGAGATAAGATGGTGCATTACGAAGTAGTTCAGTATTTGATGGATTGTTGCGGTATCACTTACAACCAGGCTGTGCAGGCTTTACGCAGCAACGACTGGGATCTCTGGCAGGCAGAAGTCGCTATACGTAGCAACAAGATGTGAGATTCGCAAAATGCAAAAAATCGACCTCGGCAACAACGAATCCCTGGTGTGCGGCGTGTTCCCCAACCAGGATGGAACGTTCACTGCCATGACGTATACCAAAAGCAAAACATTTAAAACCGAAACTGGTGCGCGCCGATGGTTGGAGAAGCACACAGTAAGCTAACGATTAAAACGTCTACTCCTGCTGTTCCAGAATAACTTCATAAAATGGGAGTATTTTTCGGTGACGAGATAATAAGAACAGTTTGCGCTATCACTCTGATGTTGAATGATGCCCTTCCGTTCTAATTTTTTCATAACCGGGTTACGGCAAGGAGAAGTGATAATAAGATTTCCTGTTTTAAGGAAATCTTTAAATACAGCGATTTCTTTCTCAGATAAACGAAGCAATACTCGTTGCTCTGGTAGTAATGAATAATGCTTTTGAATATGTGCTCGCAATCTTGAGAAGGAAATGGCGACCACGAAAGAAAAGGCAAAAACGATAATCTGAAAGAGCCAAGGTATTTCAGTATAAGCATTGAATGCGACAGTAAACTCTTTCGGTATCAGCCAGAGAGTGAGACCAAAAATGATAATCGTATACATAAGTCTTTCGAGTGGCTCGTTAGCAAAAAGTTTCAACAATGGAGTAAATACATCCAACATATCAATAACTCTCAACTGTAAGGGTATTGAAATGTTAACACAAGCTCTCGCTGTAGGGGTATAGCCGAGACCACCGAAGCCCGGAGGTGGTGAAATAAAACCGGGCACAACACGAAGGCGCATTTCCGATATCCATAAAGAGTCGGTCTTGTCTGTTAAATTTAAATGGTGGGAGTGCGCCTCCGGTTGTAAATAACGACATTGCTGTGTGTAGTCCTGGCGGCATCAGTTTTTTTCTTGAAGTTCGGCTGATGTCCGCCCTTTTTAAAGTGAATTTTGTGATGCGGTGAATGCGGCTAAGCGCACGTGGCACAGTTAAAAGTCATGTTAGTCCTTATTGGTTTGGGTGGGAAAGCCGACTGTAATTGTTAACTGGTTGCAGTCACCTGGAGGCACCAGGCACCGCATCAACAAAGTTCATTTGTAAAAATGGAGATAATTATGATTGCACATCACTTCGGAACTGATGAAATACCACGTCAGTGTGTGACTCCTGGCGATTATGTTCTTCATGAAGGCCGGACATATATTGCCTCGGCAAACAATATTAAAAAGCGAAAACTATATATTCGTAACCTGACCACAAAAACATGCATTACTGACCGCATGATTAAAGTCTTCCTCGGTCGTGATGGTTTACCTGTAAAGGCGGAGTCATGGTGATGACTAAGAAAATAAAATGTGCTTACCACCTTTGCAAAAAAGACGTTGAAGAAAGCAAAGCTATTGAAAGAATGCTTCACTTCATGCACGGGATTTTATCAAAAGACGAACCGAGAAAATATTGCAGTGAAGCTTGTGCCGAAAAAGACCAGATGGCACATGAACTTTAATTAATTGACTATTCGAAACTGAATTTATGCCAGAAATGGCAGGTATTCGCTCAACCTTAATTAAGGAGAAAAACATGATTACCAATTATGAAGCCACTGTTGTAACTACCGATGACATTGTTCACGAGGTGAATCTGGAAGGAAAGCGCATTGGCTACGTAATTAAAACAGAAAATAAAGAAACCCCATTCACTGTGGTTGATATCGATGGTCCATCAGGCAACGTAAAAACACTTGATGAAGGTGTCAAAAAAATGTGCCTGGTGCATATCGGAAAGAATCTGCCCGCAGAAAAAAAAGCCGAATTTCTGGCAACTCTAATTGCAATGAAATTAAAAGGTGAAATCTGAAAGAAATAGCCTGCGTATGGCGCAGGCTATGAACAGTGTGTATCCGGCAAGATCATTCACTGAACAAAACGAATTTTAATCTGAGTTGAGGTTAAAAAACAATGAGCACAAAACCACTCTTCCTGTTACGGAAAGCGAAAAAATCATCCGGTGAACCTGACGTCGTCCTGTGGGCAAGCAACGATTTTGAATCGACCTGTGCCACTCTGGACTACCTGATCGTTAAGTCAGGTAAAAAACTGAGCAGCTATTTTAAAGCTGTTGCCACGAATTTTCCTGTCGTTAATGACCTGCCCGCTGAAGGTGAGATCGATTTTACCTGGAGTGAACGCTATCAACTCAGCAAAGACTCCATGACATGGGAACTAAAACCGGGAGCAGCACCAGACAACGCTCACTATCAAGGCAATACCAACGTCAACGGCGAAGACATGACTGAGATTGAGGAGAATATGCTACTCCCAATTTCTGGCCAGGAACTGCCCATTCGTTGGCTTGCTCAACACGGCAGCGAAAAACCGGTAACGCACGTTTCACGCGACGGACTCCAGGCATTACACATTGCTCGGGCTGAAGAACTACCGGCTGTTACTGCCCTGGCTGTTTCCCACAAAACCAGCCTGCTCGACCCGCTGGAAATTCGCGAACTCCACAAACTGGTTCGTGACACTGACAAAGTTTTCCCTAATCCTGGTAATTCAAACCTGGGACTGATAACTGCTTTTTTCGAAGCATACCTGAACGCTGACTACACCGATCGAGGACTGCTGACAAAAGAGTGGATGAAGGGAAATCGTGTTTCACACATCACTCGCACGGCTTCCGGTGCTAATGCTGGCGGCGGAAACCTCACCGATCGCGGCGAAAGTTTCGTACACGATCTGACGTCACTGGCGCGCGACGTAGCCACTGGCGTACTGGCCCGTTCAATGGATCTGGACATCTATAACCTTCATCCGGCACACGCTAAACGCATTGAGGAAATTATCGCTGAAAATAAACCGCCCTTTTCTGTTTTCCGCGACAAATTCATCACCATGCCTGGCGGGCTGGATTATTCCCGCGCCATCGTGGTTGCGTCCGTAAAAGAAGCACCAATTGGGATCGAGGTCATCCCCGCGCACGTCACTGAATATCTGAACAAAGTACTGACTGAAACCGATCATGCCAACCCTGATCCGGAAATCGTGGATATTGCCTGCGGTCGCTCCTCTGCCCCGATGCCGCAGCGAGTAACAGAAGAAGGAAAACAGGATGATGAAGAAAAACCGCAACCATCTGGAACAACGGCAGTTGAACAGGGAGAGGCTGAAACAATGGAACCGGACGCAACTGAACATCATCAGGACACGCAGCCGCTGGATGCTCAGTCACAGGTAAATTCTGTTGATGCGAAATATCAGGAACTGCGGGCAGAACTCCATGAAGCCCGGAAAAACATTCCATCAAAAAATCCTGTCGATGCCGATAAATTGCTTGCTGCATCACGTGGTGAATTTGTTGACGGAATTAGCGACCCGAACGATCCGAAATGGGTAAAGGGGATCCAGACTCGCGATTGTGTGTACCAGAACCAGCCAGAAACGGAAAAAACCAGCCCAGATATGAATCAACCTGAGCCAGTAGTGCAACAGGAACCGGAAATAGCCTGCAATGCCTGCGGCCAGACTGGCGGGGGGAACTGCCCTGACTGTGGTGCGGTGATGGGCGACGCAACATACCAGGAAACATTCGCTGAAGAGAGTCAGGTTGAAGCTAAGGAAAATGATCCGGAGGAAATGGAAGGCGCTGAACATCCGCACAATGAGAATGCTGGCAGCGATCCGCATCGCGATTGCAGTGATGAAACTGGCGAAGTCGCAGATCCCGTAATCGTAGAAGACATAGAGCCAGGTATTTATTACGGAATTTCGAATGAGAATTACCACGCGGGTCCCGGTATCAGTAAGTCTCAGCTCGATGACATTGCTGATACTCCGGCACTATATTTGTGGCGTAAAAATGCCCCCGTGGACACCACAAAGACAAAAACGCTCGATTTAGGAACTGCTTTCCACTGCCGGGTACTTGAACCGGAAGAATTCAGTAACCGCTTTATCGTAGCACCTGAATTTAACCGCCGTACAAACGCCGGAAAAGAAGAAGAGAAAGCGTTTCTGATGGAATGCGCAAGCACAGGAAAAACGGTTATCACTGCGGAAGAAGGCCGGAAAATTGAACTCATGTATCAAAGCGTTATGGCTTTGCCGCTGGGGCAATGGCTTGTTGAAAGCGCCGGACACGCTGAATCATCAATTTACTGGGAAGATCCTGAAACAGGAATTTTGTGTCGGTGCCGTCCGGACAAAATTATCCCTGAATTTCACTGGATCATGGACGTGAAAACTACGGCGGATATTCAACGATTCAAAACCGCTTATTACGACTACCGCTATCACGTTCAGGATGCATTCTACAGTGACGGTTATGAAGCACAGTTTGGAGTGCAGCCAACTTTCGTTTTTCTGGTTGCCAGCACAACTATTGAATGCGGACGTTATCCGGTTGAAATTTTCATGATGGGCGAAGAAGCAAAACTGGCAGGTCAACAGGAATATCACCGCAATCTGCGAACCCTGTCTGACTGCCTGAATACCGATGAATGGCCAGCTATTAAGACATTATCACTGCCCCGCTGGGCTAAGGAATATGCAAATGACTAAGCAACCACCAATCGCAAAAGCCGATCTGCAAAAAACTCAGGGAAACCGTGCACCAGCAGCAGTTAAAAATAGCGACGTGATTAGTTTTATTAACCAGCCATCAATGAAAGAGCAACTGGCAGCAGCTCTTCCACGCCATATGACGGCTGAACGTATGATCCGTATCGCCACCACAGAAATTCGTAAAGTTCCGGCGTTAGGAAACTGTGACACTATGAGTTTTGTCAGTGCGATCGTACAGTGTTCACAGCTCGGACTTGAGCCAGGTAGCGCCCTCGGTCATGCATATTTACTGCCTTTTGGTAATAAAAACGAAAAGAGCGGTAAAAAGAACGTTCAGCTAATCATTGGCTATCGCGGCATGATTGATCTGGCTCGCCGTTCTGGTCAAATCGCCAGCCTGTCAGCCCGTGTTGTCCGTGAAGGTGACGAGTTTAGCTTCGAATTTGGCCTTGATGAAAAGTTAATACACCGCCCGGGAGAAAACGAAGATGCCCCGGTTACCCACGTCTATGCTGTCGCAAGACTGAAAGACGGAGGTACTCAGTTTGAAGTTATGACGCGCAAACAGATTGAGCTGGTGCGCAGCCTGAGTAAAGCTGGTAATAACGGGCCGTGGGTAACTCACTGGGAAGAAATGGCAAAGAAAACGGCTATTCGTCGCCTGTTCAAATATCTGCCCGTATCAATTGAGATCCAGCGTGCAGTATCAATGGATGAAAAGGAACCACTGACAATCGATCCTGCAGATTCCTCTGTATTAACCGGGGAATACAGTGTAATCGATAATTCAGAGGAATAATTCAGCCTGGCGGTGTAATGCACCGCCAACTTGAAATATTTTTTATGAGAAAAATTATGAGATATGACAATGTTAAACCATGTCCATTTTGTGGTTGTCCATCAGTAACGGTGAAAGCCATTTCAGGATATTACCGAGCGAAGTGTAACGGATGCGAATCCCGAACCGGTTATGGTGGAAGTGAAAAAGAAGCACTCGAAAGATGGAATAAACGAACCACTGGAAATAATAATGGAGGTGTTCATGTATAAAATTACCGCCACTATTGAAAAGGAAGGTGGCACTCCTACTAACTGGACAAGATATTCAAAATCTAAACTAACGAAATCAGAATGCGAAAAAATGCTCTCAGGTAAAATTTCCAGAGAGCAGAAAGTAAAACTGATAAATTTTAATTGCGAGAAACTTCAGTCCTCGAGAATTGCATTGTATTCAAATTAAAACTTCATAGCTGATTATTAATAATCAACATCGGGCGTCAATTTCAGTCTAACATTGGCGCCTGCCAGAGGTGATGCGATGGCACAAGTAATCTTTAATGAAGAGTGGATGGTTGAATACGGCCTGATGCTTCGCACTGGTCTGGGGGCCAGACAAATTGAAGCATACCGCCAGAACTGTTGGGTGGAGGGCTTCCACTTCAAACGAGTATCTCCTTTAGGTAAGCCAGACAGCAAACGAGGGATTATCTGGTACAACTATCCAAAGATAAATCAGTTTATCAAAGACTCATGATATGTCTAAATTACCAACAGGTGTCGAGATTAGAGGTAGATACATTCGCATCTGGTTCATGTTTCGAGGAAAACGATGTCGGGAAACATTAAAAGGCTGGGAGATTACAAACAGTAATATTAAAAAGGCCGGAAATTTAAGAGCGCTGATAGTTCATGAAATAAACTCCGGTGAATTTGAGTATTTAAGACGTTTTCCCCAGTCCAGCACTGGGGCAAAAATGGTGACAACGAGAGTCATAAAAACGTTCGGAGAGCTTTGTGATATCTGGACAAAAATTAAAGAGACAGAGTTAACAACAAACACAATGAAGAAAACGAAATCACAATTAAAAATACTCAGAATAATAATTTGTGAAAGTACCCCGATATCACATATTCGTTATAGCGATATCTTAAACTACCGGAATGAACTGCTGCATGGAGAAACGCTTTACCTGGATAATCCAAGATCCAACAAAAAAGGAAGAACCGTGCGCACAGTTGATAACTATATCGCCCTGCTCTGTTCGCTGTTGCGTTTTGCGTATCAGTCGGGATTTATATCAACCAAACCATTTGAAGGAGTAAAAAAATTACAGCGAAACAGAATAAAGCCTGATCCGTTATCTAAAACAGAATTCAATGCATTAATGGAAAGTGAAAAAGGACAGAGCCAGAACTTGTGGAAATTTGCCGTTTACTCAGGACTTCGTCACGGGGAACTGGCAGCTCTGGCGTGGGAGGATGTGGATCTCGAAAAGGGAATAGTGAATGTCAGAAGAAACCTGACGATACTTGATATGTTCGGTCCCCCAAAAACAAATGCCGGGATCCGAACAGTAACACTACTGCAGCCTGCTCTTGAAGCACTGAAGGAGCAATACAAACTGACCGGGCATCATCGCAAAAGCGAAATCACCTTTTATCATCGGGAGTACGGCAGAACCGAAAAGCAAAAACTGCATTTTGTTTTCATGCCCAGGGTGTGTAACGGAAAACAAAAACCTTATTACTCGGTAAGCAGTTTGGGGGCAAGGTGGAATGCAGCAGTAAAACGTGCTGGTATTCGCCGCCGTAATCCGTACCATACGCGGCATACTTTTGCCTGCTGGCTGTTGACGGCAGGAGCGAACCCGGCATTTATAGCCAGCCAAATGGGGCATGAAACTGCGCAGATGGTGTATGAAATTTACGGTATGTGGATTGATGACATGAACGACGAACAGATAGCCATGTTGAATGCGCGGTTATCGTAG